GTCATGATTCGAAAATTCCGTAAACGTCCTCGCGAATGCTCTTGAGCACAGCCGCACCATCGGGCCTTTTGTTTTCGGTGAGCGCTGTTTCCGCAGCGTCAAACACCTCATCCATTTTCTTCCGGGTCGCCGCGTCGTGCTTCGCCCGGTTGTCGGCGCTTGAACGCTGTGCGTTAAGCAGCGCGCGCAGCGCGTTCGACATTTCCATGATTTCCTTGGGCTTGGCGTCCCGTGAGGCGATGAACTTGTAGATCGCCGTCATCAGCATCTGGACCAGGAACAGCGTCAATTCGTCGGTGTCGCCCGGTCCGTATTCCCTGGCGAATGCAGCCGAGATGATCCGGAATTCGCTGGTGTCGGCAAACACAAGGCGTTTTTTCAGCGCATAGCGGCCAAAGGCTGATTTGGAGATCGGACCATGGCCGATAACCTCAAGCCGGTCGTTGAACTCGAACAGGATGTCGCTGTCGGTGCGCTTGCCTTCTTCGAGCGCGTTGATCGCCCACAGGATGTCGCTGGTCGCCGCCTCAGGCAGCAGGTCGATTGATGAAAGCGCGTGCCTGCCGCTGTCGCGCCGCGCCCTGCGAGCCATCTTACGCCTCCGGCGACGGGCGGGCGACCCCATCGATGACCGAGCGCCGCTCGACATGATCGAGCCCGGCGCGGGTGATCGCAGCGATGCGCATGGTCCCGGCTTCGGCTATCGTGACCGCGCCAAGTTCTTCCAGTTTGGCGATCTGGGTCCGCACCCATTCGCGCGAGCGGCGATGGCCGAAACTGTCCAGCACCGAGGTCAGGATCGTGTCGTTAAGACGACCGGCGGTTTGGGCGGCAAGCTCGCGCAGGATCACCAGCCGGGCGTCGGCTGCCAGATGTTCCTCATAGCCCATCTCACTTGCCCTCCTTCATCAGGAAATCCTCGACTCTTCGAACCGTCCGCGAAATCCCGTTTAGGCTTTCGTCCAGCCGGCCCACCGTGCCGCCGAGTTCGGCCAGCGCCAGCTTTAGATCGTTGACGTCATCCTTGGCCGGCAGATGCTTGAGTTCGCCCTCGATCGCCTGGATGCGCAGCGCGTGATTGGCCAGCGTCGCATCGACGCTCTTGAGGTGCTCTTCATTGACCTTCGAGCGCGAGGTGATCCAGGCATAGATGAAGCCGCCGACCGAGATGGCGAGCGCGGCAAGCCCCAGCCATTCCTTGAGCTCGTTCACCACAGGCCACCCTTCCGGCCCTTGACGGCTTCCGCGACGCTGCGGCCCAGCTCCTTGATCGTATGGCCGCCCATATAGAGGCCGATGAACCAGCTGGTCAGCGTCATCAGCACGGTGAGATCAATCGGTTCGATCGGCTGCGCAGCGGCGCGGTTGATGACCGGCAGAACAATGATGCGCCAGATCCAGAAGGCGGCGAGCAGATACATCCAGCCCCAGCGCCAGGCGGACTGCCAGAGGCCTTCCCTGGTCTCGGCCTGCAGCAGCGCGAACTGGCCTTCCAGCCCGGCCGCGTAGACGGCGATCAGCTCCGGCGCTTCCGCTTCGGCCTGTTTGATCGCGGTTTCGAGCCTTGGCCGGTCGATCGCCGGCAGGTCGGCAGGCTCCGCGCCGGCTTTTTCGGCAATTTTCTTGATCACCGTCTCGGCCAGCGCTCCGCCGGCAGAGCCGATCTTGGGTGCAAGGATCTTCTTGATCAGCGGCGCGCCCACCTCGGCGGCGATGCCGGCAAGGATGACCGCGAGCCCGCTCATGCCAGGCCTCCCCTGCGAAGCGTCCCTGACCCCTTCAGGGCAAGCCGTACTTCGTCGCGGTAACGCCAAGCGAGATAGACCCCGCCAACCACGAGCAACGCCAGGCTGCCGTATAACACCAGATCGCCATAGCCGGAGACGGCGGCGGCGTGATCGGCCGCGCCTGTGGCCGCACCGGCGGCGGAACCGGAAGCCCCCTTGGCGGATTTCGCCTTGAGGTCGATCACCCGCTGGAGTTGGTCGAGCGTGGCGCGGCCCATCACCCCGTCATTGTCGAGCTGCGGGTGCGCCTCCTGAAAACGCCGGACGGTCGAGCGGACCTGCTTTATGTCCTCACGCTCAGCTTCTGCCAGATAGCCGAGCTTGATCAGCCAGTCGACACCCTGTTTGAAGTCATCCTCGCCCAGCCGCCAGGCGGGCATGGCAACCGCGATCTCCTTTGGCGCGGTTGTCCGCGGCGCCTTCACCCAGACCGGCCAGCGGTTGAATTCCATGATGGTTGAGGCTTCAGCGCGGCGGCGCACCAGCCCCGGCAGGCGGCGGCCCCTGGCCGTGGTCGCGGTCACCTTCAATCGGCGTGCCGCGTCCTTGATGTCGCCGCGCACCAGCGCCTTGAACCAGGTCCATTTGGCAGCACCAAGCCCGCAATTGAACAGCATGTCGATCGCCGCGGCCTTGGCATGCGGCGTGGCGTGGCCTGCGTGTTTTTTGACCGGCTGGGAGTATTCCGCGTCAATGATCGCCTTGAGCAGGAAGAAGGCATCCCCTTCCGCGATCGTGTCGCCCAGGCGCAATTGGCGCCCATGCCGTTTGAGCCACCAGTCCTTGAAGACCTTCGAGCCCCAGGTAAAGCCGAAGCCGATGGTGATGACACCTGCCGGGCAGCGATAGGCCCTGAGCACCATGCCTTCATGCTGTCCGGTGAACACGATCAGGTTTGGATGATAGTCGAGCATTGCCTTGCTCCGGGGTCACGATCTGTGTCCGGACAATGCAATGGCCAAGATGGGAAAACCCGATGAAACGCTGTTCACCTCAGCGCTCGTCGGCGTCGAACAGATTGAGCTGGAGATGGTCCTGCCGGCCGATCACGCGGCGCACCGAAACATGACTGACGCGCATCCGTCTGGCAATCTCGAAGCGGCCAAGGCCGCGCGAGGCGAGCACCCGCATCATCCAGCTCTTGGCCACAGGGACATAGAAATTGCCCGGTCCGCCAAGCGCGTCAGAGAGCCTGATCACCCGCTCGCGCCCGAAGCGCTTGACCAGCGGATTGCGCGCGCCGGGATTGCCCGCCAGATAGATCGGCGCGCCGCCAAAGTCGTAGAGAAAATCGAAAGCATCGTCCTGGCCGAGGATCTCGACGATGGCCGCAATCTGCGCCGGCGGGCGGATACTCATCTCTGTTGTGCCCGAATGCGCGCGCCGAGCGCGTTCATCACCCTGTGCCAGTCGCGCTCCGAATTGAACTGATTGGGTGCGCTGATCCCGCCGGCTTCGCACACCGTCGGCCAGAAATCGCGCGCGCCATGTTCCGGATCGAGGATCAGGCATTGTGCCATGGCGATCCGGCAGCCGTTGCTTGGCTCCCAATCCTTCCACGTCCGCCAGTCGACGCCGCCATCGCGGGCCAGCCATGCCTTCAGCGCCTCGATCGCCTTCGAGGCGTCGTCGGAATAGTGCAGGAACCTGGTGTGATCGATGCCAGTCTGGCGCTTTACGAAGGCGAGCAGTGCCGCGTCGTCCCGGTTGCGGATCAGGCCGAGATTGTATCCGGCAATCCACAGTGCTTGCAGCTTGGGTGCATACTTGCCGTCAAGCCGCCGCCTCGACTCCGTCGATGCTGGTTTGAAACCCAGCCGCTTGAGTTCATCAATCAAGGCCTGATGTTGACTTGGTCGCATGGCGCGCAGACTGCGTTCGCCGGTCAGCCGTTCATAGAGATCGCGGGCATCATCCTCGGCAATGCCCAGCTGCTTCAGGCCAATGTGGATGGTGGCAAGAGCGGTCACTGTCTTGTCTCCAGTCTCAACGCCTCGGTGGTCAGCCGCCTCAATTCCGCCTGCAGTTCGACGCGCCGCCAGGCGTTGGGCTTGAGGGTCTGGATGCGCCGGGCAAGTTCCCGGCGGCGTGCTTGGATGTCGGAGGCCGCGCGCCACCTGAAAAGATCGATGACCCCGGTTGGGGCATGTTTGGGCGCGGTCTTGCGCATGGGCTTACGCCTTCGCCAGATCGATGGTGACCGCCTGCCAGGGAACGCGCTTGCGTTCGTAGAAGCGGACATACTCCTTCGAGCCGGTCACCCGCATCGCATCGCGGATTGCTTCCATGGCGCGAAGCCAGCGCTCGTCCTCGATCTCAAGCCGGAGCAGCATGAAGATCTCCGAGCGGTTGATCTGGCCTTGCTTGTCGGTGTTGAAGGCGCGAGTCACGATGGCGCGGATCTCGGGACGCGAGTCGGCGGACCATTCATTCAGGCATTCGTCGATCAGGGTCTTGGCAACCTGCAATTGCGGCCCGAAATCGACAAAGTCGGCCACAGCGACCGCGACCTTCATCAGCCCGTCAAAACTCTGGTAGGTGCGATTGCCCTTCTTGCCGCCCTTCCGGGTGCCGTATTCCTGTTCGAGAAGTGCGTCGAACTCGCCGATATCGGTCATGGTGTGGCCCCGGAACCGCGCGATCCGGGCCGAGAGATCGCTGGCAAACCCCATGATCTTCCGTACCGTCTCGTCTTCGAGCTTGTCCGCCGCCTTGACCATTTCGAGCGGTACCAGTGCGCCCTTGGCGTCGGCCATGTAGGGCTTTCCATTGACTTGGGTGATCCCTTCTTCGGGACGTTCTTCGAGAATGACGGCCGTGCTCATGATCATGTCCTTTGTTTGGGTGAAACGAGATTGCAGACGGCGATCGCCGTTTTTTCGAAACTCTGGCGGGCGGCGTTTTCGCCATTCGAGAACCGGTCGCGCTCAAGCTGCGTCCGAGCCTTGACAAGCGCCTCAAGAGCCTCGGTGAGTTTAGGATCTCCGCCCGTCACCAGCGGAACGTGAACTATCCCAGGCTTGGTGGCTGGGGCCGGCTCGGGCGGACCTGTCTCGGCCAGCATCATGGCGGCCATGCGGCGGTTGGCGTCCTCAAGCTGTTGGTCGAGGATCAACACCGCCGCCGCCAGCTCGCGGATCTGGTCGACGGTCAGGTCAAGCGCGGCATGGCGGCTGCTCACCAGGATCCGGGCGGCCTCGACATGGGTGAGCACGGCTTTCTGCGGCGTGTCTGCCTTGAGCGACCTGGCGACAGTGGCGTTCATGCCGCTCTCTCCGCGCACCGAAACCGTCATCGCCGTTTCCCCTTGCTGAAATCCGGATAGACAACAGGTGCTCCCTGGGCGCTGTCGAGAACGCCGCCCTGGAGGACTTCCAGGCACAGATCATCGAGAACACCGGCTGCGCCGCTGGCCTGTTCGACCGCGCGGAAGGTGCCGAGCTCGTGTTCAAGGCTTGCGATCTGCCGCTTGATCAGGTCGAGCCGCTTGAGCAGGACTGTCGCCTTGTCGCCGGGCAGATGAAGACCGTCCTCGCCAAGGTTTTGTGCGAGCAGTTCGGCGATCAGGCCGACCTCGCGGCTGACTGGCGATGTTCTTGAGAGCGCCGCGCCCATCTCACATCCCCTCCACATCGCGGTTCGACCAGGCGGCGCGGACAGAGGCCGCGTCGACAGGCTTGCCATTGGCCGCAGCCGTCATGGAGGCGAGCTTCAATGTCTTGTCGATCTGGCCGAGCGCGCCGTCCTTCATGCCTATGCCGGTCAGCACCTTGCGGGTGTCGGGGTCGGTGATGGCCCAAGCATCCAACAGCGCATTGATGTCCTCGGCGCGCGGCTTTGCCAACCGCACCCTTTTGCCGATCCTGCGCTTGATCTGGGCATAGGACGGCCCGTCGGTGTGCCGTGAAAACCGTGAGTAGATTTCCTCGTTGCCGACCAGCGCCACGCCGCAGGAATAGATATCGACAAAGTGCCTGAGCTGATCGACAGCGCTGTCGATCAGGTTCTGCGCTTCGTCGACAATCAGCAGCGATCCACCGCCCGTGTTGAGAAGCCGCCGGCCGACGGCGCGGACCAGTTTGGCCGGATTGTGCTGGGTCACGTCGAGCGCGGTCGCCAGTTCGACCAGCATGCCATGCACGGTCTTGGTGTGCGGGCTCATTGTGACCATGAACACATTGGGCCGGGTGATCGAGAACTGCCTGCAGGCGACCGTCTTTCCGGTTCCCGCCGCCGCTGTGATCGTCACGAAATCCGGCATCATCTGCGCGAACACCAGCGTGTCGGTGATTTCGCCTGCCGTGCGTGTGCGGATGAAGCCGGGGCTGGCCGGGACGGTTGCTGCCAGTCCGGCCATCTCTTCAACGGCGGCGATCCAGCGCTCGACCTTCTCGTTCTGCGTGTCGAGCCGGCCGTCATACTTGCCGGAAAACCATTGGCTGAAAGTGCCGGTCGGCATGTCGATGCGGCCTGCGACATCCGACTTGCTCCAGCCGTTGATCTCGCCGATCTTGGCAACTTGGGTCACCAGGATGTTCCAGATCTTGAGATCCGCTTCGGCGCGTCCTGGCCGGTTCCCGGAGATATCGGGCTGGATTATCGGGAGCGCCCAGCCACTGTTCGGGCTGTTCGAATATGCCGCGTTCTGTGTCGGACTTGTGGTTGCTGTGTCGTTCATCTAGGTCTGTCCTTGCTTGGTTTTTCGGGTCCGCACACAGCACTTAGCGGCCCGTTTTTTCTCCTTTGGCGGGAAAATCGACGACGTTTTCCTCAAGCATCCGCATGGCGCGCGAGAACGCTTGCTCCGACTGCTCGTCCCATTCGGTTTGGGCCTGCGGTTCCGCCCGCAAAGCGCCACCCGCGATGCGTTTGAATTTCGGCGGTTCTGGCTTGGGAACGGGAGCGGCCTTGCCTACTCCATAGATCTCCGCTAGCGCGTCGGGTGACAGTTCGGTATGAAGCCGCGCGCTTTCGCGGATCGCCCTGGTCAGCTGATTGCGCTTGGCTGCGTGCTCGCGTGCGGCGCTCGTGTCAAAGAAGCCGGTGTCGGCGATGCACTCGGCGACACAGATGAGATTGTCCCTGGCGTCATAGACCCGGATGGGTTGGGTCAGATGATCCGGATCGAAGCGGACGGTGACATGGTCTCCGGCATGGGCATTGAGCGCCGCGTTCCAGTAGCGGTTGCCGAAGATCTCGATCTCGCCGGAGCCTTTTCTGGTCTTGATGCGCTCGCCGGCCAGAAGCCAGAGCGCGCGCTGGTTTTCCGTAGGCCAGCGAATGAGCGTTGCTGGATCCTCAAGCGATACCAAGAAGGTCTCGTCAAATGACCGGCCCTTGGCGGTGCCGGCCTTGCGGCCTGGCCGCGCATTGTGTTCGGCGATCATCCTCGCGACGTGCGGGACAAACTCGGCAAAGGGGATGGCGCGCGAGGCGTAGTTCTCGGGCTTGGCGTCGGGTGTGTTGCCTGTATAGGCGCCAGCGCAGAATGGATGCTTGGCGATATCCTCGGCCAGATCCCGGAAGGCCCGTTCGATCGGCTTGGATTGGCCGGAATAGGGCATTGCCCAGATGATCTCGACTCCGAGCGTGGTGAACAGGCCCAGAGGGTCTTCGTCCCGGATCTTGAACCGGTAGCGGTTGGGCGAGCCCCCGGAGATCCACTTGGAGGCGAAGGCCCGGCCATTGTCGAGCAGGCACTTGTCGGGAATGCCGTGATTGGTGACCATGTCGCCGATGACCAGGCGAACGGTGTCCTTGTTTTCCGTTGGCGCCAGACGCCAGGCAACGATCTTGCCCGAATAGAGATCCTGCAGCGCCAGCAGGATGACGCGCGTCGGCATTTTCTTTCCGGGCAGCATCACGAATACATCGAGCTTGTGACCGTCCATGTTGACGGCTTCCATGGCATGCAGCATCGAACGGTCGCGGCGCTGGGCCGGGTAGAGGTTTTTGACCTGATCGCGCTTCTGCCTTGCGGCGGTTTGAACCGGTTTTGGCACCTCCGCTTCGAGCCGCCGCCGCAGCGCCCGCTCCGCCGGGATCGGTGACCAGCCTTGCTCGCCCGCCGCAGCCTTCATGCGGCGATAGCAGGCAGAGAATGCCGGGCGCTCGGGCCGCAGGAAATCGCTCTTCAGCGCCGCCCAGGCATTCGGATCGCACTCGGCAAAGCTTGAGGTGGATTGATACTGGTCAGCGAGCGCCGCGAGCCAGTCCTGCCG